TATCAGTTGAGTCAACAACAGACATAGATACATCTTACTATGATAGTTATGAAGAAGATTTAAAAGAGTGGGGTTATATAGATGAAGACAATCAGATTTCAGTATGGGATGCCGATGGTGAAAGTAAAATGGATTGGGACGATGCTAAAAAAATGTATGCAGAAATGGATCAAGCATACTTTGACGCCATAGGTTGTGAGTCAGGTTGTAATTATGATACGATTGATTGGGATTCTATTGATTGGGATAATGTTGATTGGGTTGCTTATGATGAGGCATACAACGATACACTAGAGAAATATGGTTTATCTTCTTGGAACTCAACAGTTGAAGAGGTTGATGTAGTTGAAGAAACAAAAGATGAAACAGAAGCAGGTATAGACGGATATAGTTGGGAAGATTTTATGATGGATGACAACTACTATGGTAATTCAGAATATAAAAACAATAATGGTCCTCCAACATTAACAGTACAAAACTATTGTGAGTATAATGGTTATGAAGATTACTGGTGTAACCAAGAGTATGTTGACTATCTAAATGATTTTTACAAAGATGACTGGTATTTAAAAGTAACTGCCACAAGTTGGGATAGTAAATCTAAAAAGATATTTGGTAAATTATTTGGTTGGTGTGGTCAATGGCCAGACTTAAAGTTGTGTGATAACCAACCTAAACCTTGGAAGATGAAAGACTTAAAAGACAAGTACATAACTGATTGGGATTACAACGATTACACTACTTACTATGACGCTGCTTATGACTGGTGGTATTCAGGTTATGATTACAATAATGAAACAGATGAATCTAATTGGGAAGATGAATATGCTTACGAAGATGATTACGATATAGACGCAGAATTAGAAATACTATTAGCAAGTTATAATGAGGATGAATGTTTAAAATACGGATATTACTTTGACATTGCTAATCAATCTTGTGGTACTGAATGGGTTGATAACGAAGGTGCTGAAACACAGGTAACTGCCAGTGGTGAAATATTAAACTACTCAACAGGTGATGTAACTCAAACCTTAACAACAACAGATAGTTTAACAAGTGCGTCTTCAAGTGCTACTGCTACAGGTAGAGTATCAACATTAAACAATGACCACGACGCTGGTTTAACTACAAGTGGTGATTACTCTATTTTAAATAGAACAAACGATAATCATACAGCATATGTAAAAACTGAAACATCAAAAGAATCAGACATACAAATAATACAAGATAGTGAGGCACAACATATGGATGTAGGTAATAGTGCTGCTCAAAGCAATATCACTATAATACAGACAGACTAAATAGTCCTATGAAGAAGATAACTTCCACTTGGGTAGTAGTGGTAAGTGTGGTTATATTATTAGCAATTAAGTTATATAATCCTGTACCTTTACAGACCCTACAACTAAAAACATTTGACTTGTATCAAAAGTTTGGTACTAACTATCAATCAAAAAGTTTAGTATTATTAGACATATCAGATAAAGCATTAAAGAAAAAAGGTCAATGGCCGTGGAAGAGAGATCAACTAGGTCGTACTATCATCAACGCATATAAGAACGGTGCTGCTGTAGTCTTTCTGAATGTAGTCTTTGTTCATAAAGATAGATTGGGTGGCGATGAGATGTTTCTTAAAATGATCTCAAAGTATCCTGTTATCTTAACAGAAACTAAAGACGCAAAAAATCTAAAAAGTATAGAAAGAAAAGCATTAGCAGTAGGTGATGTAGAAGTACCTATTGATGTTGATGGTACAATACGAAAATTACCGCTTGACAAATCTGTACCAAGTGTTATACTAGACATTATAAAGTTTTCTAAACCTAAACAAGACAACATATGGATTGATTTTAGACATAGTATACCTAGAATAGACTATGCAGATAAAGATTGGTCATCTATGAAAGGTAAGATAGTATTCATAGGTACTACATTTAAAGGTTCAACATTTGTATTGACGCCTAATGGACTAAAGAATACACACGAGATCATGGCATTGTCAACAGAAACTTTGTTGTCAGGTAAGTTTATAACTCGACCTGATTGGGCATTGTATGTTGAATTTGTAGTAATGATTATAGGTATGGCTATATTCTTATTGTTGATACCTAGATTAGGTATACTCATGTCACTTGTGCCGTTCATACTATACAATACTTTCATCATCTTGTCAAGCTTTTATTTGTTCAACACATATTTGTGCTTGACAAACTGGTCTTATCCTGTTATAATAGGGTTCATAGTTTTCTCTCACTTAATATACAATAACTTTATTAGAGAGAATAGGTTGAAGTTGCAGATCAAGAAACAGTTTGAGCATTATCTATCACCTGATATGGTCAAGAAGTTGCAAGACAACCCTAGTCTATTGAAACTAGGTGGTGAAACAAGAGAGTTGACTTTTCTATTTTGTGACATAAGAGGATTTACACCTATCTCAGAAAAGTATAAATCAGACCCACAAGGACTAACAAGACTTATCAATTCATTTCTAACACCTATGACAGATATTATATTGAAGTCAGGTGGCACGATTGACAAGTACATGGGTGACTGTATCATGGCGTTTTGGAATGCACCGTTAGACTGTGCCGATCATCAAAAGAAAGCAATACTTGTTGCAAGAGCTATGAGAGATAGAATGATAAAGTTAAATTTAGGTTTTAACATAGGTATCGGCATCAATAGTGGTACAGCCGTTGTAGGTAATATGGGAAGTGACCAAAGATTTGACTACTCAGTATTAGGTGACGCAGTTAATCTAGCAAGTAGATTAGAAGGTCAAAGTAAAGACTTCAATACGACCATTGTTGTAGGCGAAGACACATACAAAGACGCAGAAGAATTACATAAGAAAATGTACAAATTAGGTAGTGTAACCGTAAAGGGTAAATCAAATAAGGTTAAGATATACTCAATTAAATGATATAAATAGTAGTATGGCAACAGTATTTGATAAGATATTAGACACTACAACAGGTCCTAAGTCATATGACTGGTACAGAAAAAAAGTAGCAACAATGACAACACCTGGTGCAAGAAGTTTAATAAGTAAAGGTAAGGCAACAATAAGACCTAAGTACGGTATTATGAATCTTTTTGGTTATGACCCTAAACACAAAGATAGATTACCTTACTATGATACGTTTCCTTTGATACTACCTTTAGAACCTGCAAAGGGAGGTTTTATAGGATTAAACTTTCACTATCTACCACCTCTTGCGAGAGTGGCTTTTTTAAGAAGTCTAGCAAAGGATGCTAGTGATAATAGATTTGATAAGAAAACTAGATATAATATTCCTTGGCGAAATAATAGTTATATGAAGAAAACAGCAAAACATTATTTGTTCAATCATGTAAGAACATCATTCTTGAACATACCAGCAGATGAAATGGCAATTGCAATATTTCTACCTGTTGCAAGATTTAAAAAAGGAAGTCCGTACTAATGGCAATTTTTAGAGCAGGTAAAAGAGTAGGACCTTTTGACATACGAGGTGGTATATCAAGAGGTGATTATAAATCTAGTGCCTATCATAAGACGGATAGAGATCCTAGATTTAAAATGCAGGCTAATACCGAGAACACTATCGGTCGTTTTAGAGCAGCAATAAATTCAGCAGAGGGATTTGCTAGACCATCAAGATTTGCAGTAAGAATATTCCCACCTTCAAGTTTAAATCAAATGATTAAAAGTCAGAACGCTGTAACGAATAGAGAAGGTGTGACTTATGATAATGAAATGTATGGTGGTGAAGGTCAAGTTAAATTTAATTCTAGTGGTAGACATCTAAATCAATTAACACAAACTATTGGAAGACAAGTTAATATTATGTGTGATACAGTCACAATGCCTGGTGTAGATTTACAGACACAAGAGATACAATACGGATCAGAACCTGTTAGAAATCAAGTAACAAGTCATGGCTTTGCAGGTAATATAACAGCAACTTTCTATGTAGATAAATATTTAAGAGAAAGACAATTCTTTGAATTATGGCAGAAACACGCTGTTAATACTATCTCGCACAAAGCAAACTATTATGATAATTATGTTGGTAAAATGCATATATACCAATTAGGTGCAGATAGTGAGAAAGATAGAGATATGCCAACTTATGCCATTGAGGCAATTGATGTGTATCCTGAGAAAATAGCTGCAGTAGATTATAGTTATGCTTCAAGTAATCAGATTCAAAAAATAACTATTGAGTTCTCATATAAACAATGGTTTAATATGGGTCAAGAGAGTACAAGAGGATTAGAATTTGGCCATGCTATGCAAACAGCGGCTGATGTTAAGGCAAGAAGCCCAGGACTATTTGGTATGTTACCACCTGATTTACAAAGAGCAGGTAGAGATATATTTCAACAAGGGCGAACAGTACTTAACCCGATAGGACGAATATTTAAGGGGAAAGTTTTCCCACCATTTACATAATTTTATATAATAAAGGAGGATAAATTATGGCGCTACCTAAACTGACAACTCCAACATATGAGTTGGAAATACCATCAACGGATGAAAAAGTCAAGTATCGACCGTTTTTAGTAAAAGAAGAAAAGATACTTATGATGGCTATGGAGAGTAAAGCAAGTGCTGATATCACTCAAGCCGTAAAAGATATTGTTAAAGAATGTACATTTGACAAAGTTAAGATAGACACTATGCCTATGTTTGATGTTGAATATATTTTTTTACAGATAAGATCAAAGTCTGTTGGCGAGGTTTCTAAACTGAAACTATTATGTCCAGATGATGGTAAGACTTATGCTGATGTAGAGTTAAACTTAAATGAGGTCAAAGTTCAAGTAGGTGATGACCACACTAATAAGATTGATTTAGGTAATGATATGGGTATGATTATGAAGTATCCTACTATTGACTCTTTTAGTGAGAGTGGTATACGAGATATTAACCCTAGTAATATGCTAGAAGTTATAAGCACTTGTATTCTACAAATCTTTGAGAAAAAAGGTGAGAAAGTTTATCATACAAAAGATCAGACTAAGAAAGAAGTTACGGATTTTATTGAGCAACTAAACACTAAACAGTTCAAAGATGTTCAAAAGTTTTTTGAAACTATGCCTAAATTAAAGCATAATATCAAAATTAAGAATCCTAAGACTAAGAAAGAGAGTGAGATAACGCTGACAGGCCTTAACGATTTTTTCGGATAGCCCTTTCACATGATAGTTTAGAGAATTTTTATAGTACAAACTTTTCTCTAATGCAACATCATAACTATTCTCTCTCAGACTTAGAGAATATGCTACCTTGGGAAAGGGAAATATATGTGGATATGTTAATCTCATATATTAAGGAAGAAAACGAAAAAGAACAACGAAGAAAACAACAAGGAAAATAATATGAGTATTTGGAATATTTGGAATAAAGGTAAAGACACTGGTAACAAGGCATGGGGACAAACTAAAAATGCTGGTAACAAGG